TCTCTTACGAAACGCTCTATGCGGAAACGTGGTGGGCGAACGCACGACTTGACCAATTATGGACTGGGATTCAGGTTGACTTCATTACCGCAGAGGACGTGTTCGTAGACTCTTTGGTCGGCTTCCTGATCGAAGCTGTTGAGTCGGTATCCATTTCAGAATATATCGATGCAGGAATCGGCTTCCTCGTCATTTCCGAGTCGGAGAATATCGGAATATTCGATACCGCAGGGGCTTGGTTCTTTTTCGCAGACATTATTCAGGGCTTCGAGCCTTTATTCGTCGAAGAAAATCTTCAGATATTGATGCCTTTGCTTCTTATCGACGAATCGGAAACGATCTCCGTCACGGAATTTGCGGACAGGATTGAAGGCGTCAATCTCGAACTCTACGAACTTGCGTTCTCTATCTTCGATGTCGTTGATGTCGTAATCGAAGCCCTTGTCCCAGATGAGTTTGACGAGATCGGGGTTTCTGAATCGGTCTATCTTTGGGGTCTGGCCCTACGGTTTGAGGTATCAGATTCCGTCGACATCAGATCGGATAATTATGATGCCGGTACACCATTTTCTCCAAACTGGCAATACCTTGCCGATCTTGAAATCGTCGGAACGGAGATCGACGTTTTTGAATCTTTTCCGATCACGGAGTTTATTCAGGTTTATTCCTATGTCGTTTTCGTAGTCTCAAAGTTTGAAGAAATAAATGTTTCAGAGTCCGCCAGTCTCTCGGTCGAACCGCAAAGATGGATTATCGTCAACGATGGCCTGAGATGGTTGTATAGCGGGAAGTATTATTACACGAAGATTTACGAGGACGTCTGGTTATCTCTCGACCCTCAAGGTTTCGTCGCCGTAGACTTCATGAAGGCGATTGAGGAATACGTCAAGCTCGATATAGCTCCGATCGAGATGTCGGCTTTTGAAGTCGTTCTCGTCAACGAGTGGGAAGAAGTCAATGTCGATATCTACCGCTATATGTGGGAATACCACTACGTTGAAGAAGCGATCGAAATGCTTCTATTCCCTCCGTTCCCGTTCATATTCGATTCGGTCACAGTCTCCGAGTATATAGCGACCGAATACGAACCGTGGGAGTTCGGGGTTCATTCCGAGGTTCAATACATTTCAGACTGGGCGACGGCGTATGTCATTTCTGGTCCTCTGTCCATCGGAGAGGACGTTTCAGTTTCGGAATATATCGACGTTCGGATTACTCATTACGCTTGGTGGCTCGGAGTAGCGGATAACATCTTGGTTCAGGAAGTCTTTGCTTGGGGCTTGGACCCGATTCCGAACGCAGTCGCCGACCTGATTAACGTCGTTGAACTGGTCACCCTGACGGACTTGGTGATCGAACTATTCGGGGATGACACGATCACGACTCAGGAGAGTCCCGTATTGTCATTGACTCGGCTTTACGTTGAGAAATTCGACTCTCTGGCGATAACGGAACAGGGGCTTTTGGGTGTCGAACTCAAGGTGGTCGGGGCAGATGCCCTCTCGGTTTTCGATTGGGTTGATGCTGTTTTAAATATCCTGAACATCTTTACATACGATTCGGCTTATGTAGAGGAACTGTCGGAACTTTACACGCAGATTTCCCTCTCCACTTTTGACTTGGCCTCGGTGGTCGAGAGCGTGGATATCGACCTGTCCCTGATCGACGTTCAGGTTGCCGATGACGTAAGTCTAATAGAATACCGGCAGTTACGACAACTGATCGACATTTCGATTTCAGACGAGATCGGAATTATCCTCGCCATTTCCGTCTCGGTCACGGAACTTTTCACGCAGATTGTCGATCAAGCCGTCCTCTCGGAGTGGGTCGAGATAGGAGCGTCACCCCTGATCTCGGTCTTTGATTCGGTCGGGATAGCGGAACTGGTGGACACGACCAAACAGCCTCAAATTCTCGAAATAGAGGCCGTTACGGTCACGGAAGCGGTCACCGTCAGGCTCCCTGAATTGGCCGTTTTGGTCGAAAACGAGGTTATAGGGCAAGAATCCATCCAGATTTTGCTCCCACAGCTTATTACAGACACGATCTCGGTCGTCTCTATATCAGACTATGGGGCGGTTTCCCTGACATGGCTTGGCGCAATTATTGGCGAGGAAGTGGGGATTGCAGACGTTGCCGAATGGCTCATCCCGTGGCTCCCCGTCGAGGTCTTAGACTCCATAGGGCAGGTCGAATCGGCTTCGGTCTATCTCGGCCTGTCCTACTCGGCGGTTGACGTGGCAGGTGTTCAGGATGAAGCCGATTTGTTCACCGATGTCTTGGTTCCGTTCATTTGGGACCCAGTAAGCGTTCAGGAATGGACAGCATTTGTTCACGTTCATCAGATATTCGCTTCAACGATCGCTTCAATTTCTGAAGCGGTATCGTCGGATTTCTGGACTCATACTTTCCTTCTGGACGGCTATGAGTCAATCACGATTCAGGACTCCAACTACCAATATCTACCAATTCATACAGAATTGGTATTTGATGAAATCACGATCGGAGAGGCCACCTTCTGGTTCAGCCGGCTGTTTGTCGATATTTTTGACGAGTCGATAGCCGTTGAGTCAGCAGGACTTACGATCAGGGAACTTTTATTCTCTGGTCAAGACCTTGTAACTGTGGAGGACTGGTGCTATACTCATTACAGTTACGTCCTTGATATTTACGAAGATGTAGATGTTGAGGAATGGTTTATTTGGGGCCTCTCTGTTCAATTCATTTCGGTTGCGGAAGCGATCGGGGTGGACGAATTGCGTGGAATTGAAGTTGAGCAATACGTCCTTTATCCGATCATTTTCGGTGCGAAATTTAGAGGTTGAGCATGAGAGATGATGTAACGAGAAAAACACTCATTACGGAACGAGAGGCCAGAGCGAGAAAGTTCACCAGTCCACGGAACTCAATCACTTCCGACCTCGAAAGCACTCCGAAGATTCACATCTCTCAAAAGAAAACTCAATTCGAGACAGGACGCCCTCGCCTTGTCACGAACACGAACAGATACGCTGTGTCTGATGCTCGTCCGAGGGATGGAGTAAAGCATCAGGTAACCAGAACGGTCGAGAACAAGGAAGATAAGGACTCGAAACCGTTCGTCAAAGATAGGCGTTAGGAGGTCTTATGAGAGTCGCAGTCGTCAAGAAAAAGCCCGACGAGAAATTCGCTGTCGGCTTCAAATACTCTACCGCCGACATAGCCGCCGACGCCACGATTCAAAACTGCACAGTCGAGATTACTCCAACGGGAGATGCTGACGACCTTGCGGTGGTCGGAGTTCCATCCATTGATGATTATACGGCGGCGGCCATGATCGAGAAGGGTCGAGACGGATACGAATACTACGTCACATTCACCATCACTACTTCGGCGGGTCAAATTTTCCAAGACAAGATTTTCGTAAAGGTGAGGGCGTGACCTATGGCGGATAAATACATTACCAGAGAAGAATTGAGAATCGAACCCTACGAGATCAATCACGAAAAGGTGGACGATAAGTATCTCGAAATGCTTCAGGATTTGACGTATGCCCTTGTGAACAGCTTCTGCAATCAGGACTTCGAGCAGGAGGGAACCGAGTCCGTGCCGGTCGAGAAGAAGGTGAACGGGACGGGGAAGGACACCGTGTTTCTTCCGAAAAGACTTATCACCTTGACGAAAGTGAAAGTCTATTATGCGACGAATGATGCCTACGAATACGACCCAGAATATTTTATCGCCAAAACGAAGTTCGTTTCGTGGACCTCTTTAACGAACCTGACGGCAAGATATGTGGGGTACGGCGAGACCTTCCCGAAGGGGACGGCGAATATCGGAATTTCAGGCGTCTGGGGATGGTCAGACGTTCCGACGGCGGTTAAATATCTTCAAGGCAAATTGATTCAGAAAATCATCGACGATAAAGCGTTCGCTCAGAAATTCCAATCTGAGAGGGTCGGCGATTATCAATATGAAATGAGAAGGAACCTTCAATCAGGCGAAGAAGAAATCACGGGTGATTTCGAGCTTGATCGAATCATTAAACAGTTCAGGAGTTGGCTCAGTTATGGCTCGTTCTGACCTAAAACGATGGCTGAAGCAAGAGGCGAGTATTTTCTTTCTCGATACTTCTTCGGACGGGTTCGGAGGGTTCAAGAAGGAATGGGTCAGGAAGTATTACCAGATTCCATGCCGTGTCTATGGGGTTAAAGGGGATATGAAGATCGACGATCATGGAATCCAATATACGGTGGAACGCAACATGATCTGTGGACCAGAGATCGATGTGGTCAAAGGGGACAAGGTTGAAGTCGGAGTTGATCACTTCTTGGTCTTGAGGTCTTACAAGCCGATCGGACAGGATAACGAGCCTGAACATACAACCGTTCTTCTCGGCAGGATTGAAGAAGAATACTTGGAGCAAAATAAATGAAGTCTTTTTGGGACGGATTTGATAACGTGTCGAGGCAGATGAAGCTCTATGATGCTAAAATTAGAGCTTCGATTGAGAAATCTGTCGAGACTGGGATGCTCAATATCGCAGACAGAGCGAAGGGAATCCTGACAGAGAACAGGCACGTTAAGACTGGAAACCTTCGCCGTTCGATTAAGGGTGATGCGAAGTTCGTTTCTCGAAACGTCGTCGAAGGGACGGTCGGAACAGATGTTCATTATGCTCCGTATGTCGAGGCTCTGCCAGACGGAGGGTATCTTTTCAGGTCGGTTACTGAAAGGCTACCGGCAGTCAGTATGAACATCCAGAAAGAGCTTGCGGAGATTCTGTCATGAAGGATTTATATTCGAGGTTAGAAACGATCTTGACAAGGGACGCCGATTTGCGGGCTCTGGTCAGGTATAAGCAGAAGAAAGATGTCCCGATTGGAAAGGAAGGCCTTCGAGCGGGCATCTCGGAGATGACTATTCGGAGGGGATATCAAACGGAAGGCCAATGGCGAAAGCTGTTGACGTTTTATTTTCAGCCTGACGTTCTGATTCAGGATTTCTCCCCGAACATCAGGACTCTCCCACTCGTGTTTGTGATATTCGACAGGGAAAGTGATTTGAACTGCTTTGATATTGCAGAACGAGTGATAGAATTGTTAGACGAAGCCGACTTAACGGTCGACGGAAAAGTCCACTCTTACGGGTGTCACTATGAAGGCCAAATCCAAAGTCCGCAATATGACACGGAACTCAAGACGTACAGAATGTCAATTCGTTTTTCAGTAAAAGCGAGAAAGGAGATTTAACAATGGCATATGATCAAAACAACGTCATCATCGGTGTCGGTGAGTTAAAAGTCGACGGCGTTGGTATTGGCTATACGTCAGGGGGCGTGAATCTTGTTGCGAACTCTGACCGTATGGACAAAGAAGTCGACCAAAGCTACGCACCGGTAGGAATCCACAAGATTCGTGAAACCTATCAGATTCAAACGAGTCTCGCAGAGGCGACTCTGGCGAATCTGAAAATCGTGTGGGAGCAGACGGAAGCGGTGGTGGAATCTTCGCCGACCCGTACTCTCTCTTGGGGAATGAACCCTGCCGTCGTGGAACATACTCTTGAATTTAAGGGTAAGTCTCCCGAAGGCTATGACAGGACCTTCTCGGTCTATAAAGCGGTTGTGTGGGAAGTCGGAGAGATCGCCCACCAGAAGGACGCTTTGACCCTGATTCCTGTCACGTTCAGGATTCTTCCCGACGTTTCGAAGCCGGCAGGAAAAGAGTACGGCTCGATCGTCGACACGATGACCACATAATCCATAAAGACTAAGGAGGGTCTGTAATGTCGAATCCAAATATCCAAAAGATAAGAGAGCAGTTAGCAAAACCGAAAACGGTCACAGGGCCGTCGGGCATGACGTATCAAGTCAGGCGGTTGACGCCTATGGACTACATCAAAGAGGGCTTGTCAGACATCCCGAACGATTTCTTTGTGTTCGTTCTGGAACTCGGTCAAAATGCCTCCAAATTATCGGAGATGTCCGAGGAAGAACGGCGAAAGAATCTTGAGCTGTTCGAGAACTTTTTGAGTGTTACCGTGTCCAAAGGCATTGTGGACCCTCCAACTATTCTTAGGTGGGATAAGGAAAAGGAAGATACGCATCTTCTTTGGTCTGAAATTCCCGCCAAAGATCAAGAATACCTGATGGGATGTATTCAGGGAAGGATAGACCCAGATGACGAAACTCTCGTCCAAAGACCCGAAGGGTCAGGAGGACCTAAAGAAGAAAAGAAAACTCCAACAGCTTGATCTTCATCCGAAGAAGGAGTTTTGGGAGAACGTCAACTTTTTAGTCGCCGTGGACTCATTGGCTCAAAGGTACGGAAAGATGCCACATGAAGTCTTATCGGGGACTACGATGTTTGAGTTCATGTTTGATACGGCTGTGATGATTCGGGCTCTGCGTGAGCAGAAGGTAGATCAGCCCACTCAAAAGCCCAAAATGAAGAAGTTCAACTCTTGGGGTGACTTGGGGATAGGATATGAGGTGAAATAATGCCGATATTACCTGATATGACACTAAGACTGAAGGCAGATATCTCGAATCTGGCTTCAGGGCTTCAGATGGCGACCGCCCAGATGTCGACCTTTGCGAAAGGGTCGGTATCGGCTATAAATACGGTCGGCAAGAATATGCAGAATATCGGGAGAGGCATGAGGTCATTCGGTACCGAAATGGCTTTCCTCGGTACTGCGATGACGGCTTCGATCGGCGTTGCGGTAAAGGCCTCGGCGGATTTCGAGAAAGCGGTCTTAAACGCCGCTTCCGTGACGGGTGCGCTTACCGAGAACGAAGTAAAAGAAGCGACCAAAGCGATCGGCGATCTCGCCAAAGAACTCGGCGAAACAACCGTATTTTCGGCGGCTCAAGCGGCTGATGCGATGTACGATCTTGCTTCAAAAGGTTTCAATGTAACCAAGATGTCTGTTAAGGAAATGCAACCATTTCTTGATTTAGCGGCCGCTACCCAAACCGATTTAACGACAACCACAGAAGTCATGACTGCTACCATCCGAGCCTTCGGAATGGAAACGTCTGAATCAGGACGTGTGGCGGATACTTTCGGAAAAACGATTGCTAAATCGGCGGCTACGATGGGTAAATTTCGAGACGCCATGTCGTATGTCGGCCCTATCGCTCATACCGCAGGAATTTCTCTTGAAGAAACTTCGGCGGCTCTCGGTAAAATTTTCGATCTCGGTTTTCCCGCATCAATGGCCGGTACTGCCCTCCGTCGTGCTTTTGCTGAACTATTGACCCCGTCCGCAAAGTTGGAAGAAGCTCTCGCAGGAATTGGTCTCAAGTTCGAGGACATTGACCTTAAAACCAATGGTTTCGTCGGAACTTTAAGGCAGTTAGACGAGGCAGGGCTCACGGCGGAAAAAGCGATTGAGTTATTCGGGCAACGTGCAGGGCCTACAATAGCGGCTCTTTTGGGCGTTGATTCTTCGGGTCAAAAGGCCTATGAATCGATTAAAGAACTGACGACAACCCTTGAGAACTCGCAGGGAGTAGTCAGACAGATGGCAGAGGTTCAGTTGGAATCTCTGGCAAACAGATTTGAGCTTGTGAAGTCAAAAGCTGTTGCCGTCCTGATCGAGATCGGAGAAGCCCTGACGCCCGAACTCAAGATTCTTGCCGGTGAAATCGAAAACGTCTTATCCTCAATTAAAAATTGGGTCGTCGAACACCCAAAACTCACGGCTAACATCGCAAAGTTTCTTGCAATCGGTGGCCCTCTTATTACCCTTCTTGGAGTCCTTTCTTTCTCCATCGGCTCGATTTTAAGTCTTGTGGGCGGTCTTATTCAGGGCTTTGCAGGACTCGTTACGGGGATAGGAGGGGTAGTGAAGGCATTTGCGACATTCGCCTTTTCAACTAAGGCTCTGACGGCGGCTCTTACGGTATTGAGAGTCGTTGGGATAGGCTTATTGGTAACGGCGGTTCTTGCTTCAGTAGCGGCAGTCGTTAAGGCGACGATGGCTTTCTTTGAATGGCAAAAAGCGGCTAAGGGCGCACAGGACGCCCAGAACAGACTCGCCGACGACGTTCAGAAAAATTACGATCGAATGGCTGTTTCTCTATCGAAAGCATACGAGGAACGTGCCAACGAGAACCAACAGATGAGAGAGCAGTTAGACCTCATTTACGATCTTATCAATCGCCGTCGAGAACTTTCGAAACAGGCGATGGAAGATGGAAAAGTTTCCCAAGATGAAGCGAAGCAACTGAACGAACTCGGTCAGGAGATCATTACTCAAACCAGAAATCTCGAAGCTCTGAATCAGGGTAAAAAGACCGTCGCCCAACAGACCCAAGACATTATCAATAAGTTCGGTGATGCAGAAAAGGCGACGAAGGAACTGACCGACGAGGAACGAGAACTGATTGAAAGCTCGCTCGACGTAACGGACGCCCTCGATAAGACAATCGATGGATTGAAGAAAACAAAAGACAGTTCGAATATCGCTTCAAACGAGATCGAAAGTCTTACAGCTTCGATTCAGGAACTTTCTGAACGTTCCAAAGAGCCTTTCCTTTTTGAAGTCGACTGGTCGGTTCAGGGTGCGGATGAATTGAGAAGCGTTCAGGAAGAAATTCTCCGTCTTGAGCATGAGATTCAACTCGAACGCCTTGAGGGATGGGAGAAAGAACAACAGCAGATTAAGTTCACGCTCGAAGAAAACCTTCTTGCCCTAAGAACCACGGTCGAACAGAGGGCTCAAGAGCATCAAGAACGTATGCAACAGATCAAGACGGAGGCTCAACAGGAGATCGAAACCCTTGAAGAAAGAGCCGAAAAAGACGAAGCCTATCGCACGACCCAGTTTGAAGCAGACAAGAAAATGATTCTTCAAACGGCTCAGGACAAGATGAGAGCCGAGACGGAAGTTGCCGAACGGACGATTGCAGGATACGAAAAGATTCATGACCTCTACATCATTCAGGCCGACGAGAAGTTGCAGAAAATTGCGAAAGCCAACGAGGGGCATGAAGAAGAAATCCGTCTTGGTCGGGACATCGTGTCCAAAGCGTCGGAAGGGGTAAAGGAGTTTAATGCACAGGCCGAGGCGATAGCGAGGGCGGCAGACGAGATGCGCCGGCTTGCAGACAACGCTTCTCAAGTATCCTATGGCGGAAGCGGTGGAGGTGGCGGAGTAACCCAAAGAGGGACTGTTCGGATTACTCAGCCCACGACCTCTGGCGGATTCTCAGGCACCACTTCTGGTGGAAGTGGAACTTCTTATACTCCTATGACGACCACTTATGACGGGCAAGAGGTTACGGGTTACCGCAAGATGTCCTTTCAGCGAGGTACCGCTTTCGTCCCGAGAACTGGAATGGCGATGGTCCACGAGGGCGAGGGCATTGTTCCGAGAGGGATGATGGCGGGGCAGGGCGGGGCAGGGAACGTTGAGATCACTATCGTAAATCAAATGGATGCAGGATTTGTGAACTCGATTCTTGAAGCGAACCCGAACACCGTCGTCAACATTATCAACTCTGATGTCGCAAAAGGCGGAACGACCAAAAAGACGCTTTTAACAGCGGTTAGGGGGCGATAATGGCGTTCAACGATTTCCCAAGAGGGTACCCGTTCACAAGAAAGACGATGACCAACGTTCAGATCGTTGAATTTGAGAACGGAGTCGAACAGAGGCGTGACGTCTGGGGAGGGAAAACGAAGAAGATTTTCGATATCCAATTCAATGTTAATTCAAAGGCGGAAATCGTCGCAGTTCACGACTATTTCGTCAATCAATTAGGACCGGCTACGTCATTCTCTTTCACTTGCCCGATAGACGGAAATACTTATACCGTACGGTTTGTGGAAGATTCCTTTGATATTGAAAGGAGATTTTTCGGGACTTATTTTGGGCGTTGCCGGCTCGTTGAGGTGTTCTAATGAAATCAGCGGTCGATGCGTTCAAAGCCCGTAAGAACCAACAGGTCACAAAACCCGTCTGGCTTTATTCCATCCAGTACGATTCCGTCGGCAACAACTGGCTCCGCTTCACAGATTTCCCTACCGATATCACCTTTGATGGAGAGACTTACACGAAATACGTCATAGAACACGATTCCGTTCAGGAGCGTCTTGACGGAAGTGCCAGAAAGCTCGGTCTTTCGATCGGAAACGCCGACAGGCAGATTCAGTATTACCTTGAGAACTATAACGGCTTTCGTGATGCGAAGGTTGAAATCAGGCTTATCTTCTACGATGAAGTCGGAAACCCGTCGGTCGTTGACCTCAATACCTTTTTTGTCGAGGACGCTTCGGTAAATGCAAACGAAGCTCGCCTCATCCTTTCAAGCAAATTCGACGTGTTCGATATCACTTTACCAAGACGGAAATTTTATCGTGGTTACTGCACTCATGTTTTTAAAGGAACTGGGTGCGCTTATTCTGGGGTTGAGAACTCCTGCAATCAGACCCTTCAACGCTGTAAAGAACTGGGGAACGTTCATCGGTTTGGTGCTTTCCCCGCCATACCGCAAAAGAACGTTTATAAGATCAATGTATCAGCGTAGACGAAAATGGACAAGTGCGCTTGACCCTTCGACTCATTCGGAGTCGGGATGGGAGAACACGTTCACGATCGAGGAAGAAGATGCAGTCGACGTTCGGTTCCGCCTTTCAGGTTACGGGTGGAAACAGAACGCAGGGGTTGAGAACCAAGTCGTTCTGGAAAAAGGCTCTTATAAAATTTATTACCGAGAGAACGGAGCGTCCGACTGGATTTTTCTGGCCCGTGTTGAAGCAGATCGGGCGGGAACGGATGAGACGAACGTTTATAAGAAGGTCGGAATGGCGACAGGGGTTCTAAGCCCCGGCAAGTACGATATTAAAATCGTAGCCGATAGAGCATCTATCTTCACGGCATGGGGCGGAGCTTTGGAGGGGATAACGTCGGGCGGGAAGTTTTGGTCAGACCTTCAAGTTCGAGTTCAAAGATTTAAGATTTCAGAAGGGGGAGATGATTTGACGGTAACCGAAGATGTGGGGATTCAACTGGTATGAGTCTCGACACTTTTTACGCAACCATAACCTCGAACAAGGCATTGATTCCAGATGCCGATAATACCACTCTGTTTGAGGGCAATTCCGCAAACTTCGAGAAGTCTGAACATTTTCAATGGAAGGGGCCTGAACTGACGGCAAACGTCGGAAGCCCTATCCCCATAGTCTACGGTCGTCATAAAGTTGCCGGTGAGATCATCAACGCCTACGTCGAGACTGGCGAAAACGACACCCTGAATATGCTTATCGCTCTCTGCGAAGGCCCCGTCAACGGCGTATCGAACGTGAAACTGAACGGGACAGCCATCGAAGAATTTTATGGCGTATCCGTTGACGACCCTTACGGTGAGAACGCAGAGGTTACGTTCAAGAAGGGCGACGTGAATCAAACAGTCGTTCGAGAGTTCGGAGATATTCATTCAGTCCATAACCTCGACGTCTCTTTGAGTCAGAACGAAGAATATATTTATACGACCGACATCAACGAACTTATGGCTTTTTCTGTCGAGTTCGAAGTCGATCAGCTTTATCAGCTTGACGAGAACGATAACAAAACGAGTTGGTATTTTGCCGTCAAGGTCGAGTATCGAGAAAACGGTTCGGGCGACCCGTGGACATTTGCAGGGATTCACGAAGTCAATAAGATGTCCGAGACCTCTATCCGAAGATTCTTCAAATCCGAATACCTCACTCCTGCAAGATACGATATCAGAGTCACGAAATTATCCGAAGATGAAGGCGGAGGAACAAGATTCGGAAACCTGAAGATAGTCGGAGTCGATGAGATTATCAATCTCGAACTCCAATATCCTTACGTTTCTCTCTTAGGCGTTCGCCTCGTCGCCACTCAAAAACTTTCTCAATCCACCCCAAACGTAACGGCAGAGGTCGAAGGGTTACTGGTCAGGATTCCCGACGTCAGGTATGTCGGAGAGCAGATTGATTGGGAAGATTACTATTACGATAGTTCTACCTCCCAGTTCAAACGCCTCGACAACGACGCCGTCTGTACATGGGACGGGACGACCTTTATTACGGCGTACTCGGCGAATCCTGTCTGGTGCCTCCGAGACCTCCTGACCAATTCGAGATACGGCCTCGGTCAGTTTATTGATTCATCTCATATCGACGACGCATCATTCTTGGCTTCGGCTCTTTATTGCGAAGAAGGGGTGAACAATATTTACGGAAAGACGGAAAAGAGATCAAGACTTGATCTTGTCGCAGATGCGGCCTTCTCCGCACCTGATCTCATAAACCACATTTGCTCTACGTTCCGTGGGATGCTTTCAATCTCTACGGGAAAGATTAGGCTCCTTATCGAGAAGGACGAAGATTATACGCAGATTTTCAACATGGGGAACATCGTCAAGAACTCCTTCAATATGGTCTATCACTCATCGAAGGACATTCCGAACGTTCTCGTCATGGAGTTCACCAACAAAGATAAAGATTACGGTCGGGACTCGATCGAAGTATCTGACGAGGACTCGATAACGGCGGGCAACCCCATCAGGCAACAGAATATTCGATTTGCGGGCATTACCCGACCGAGCCAGTTGCTTCGTGAAGGGAAAATCCTTCTCAATAAATTCAAATCCAATACACGCTCTATCCAGTTCGACGCTTTTACGGACGCTTTACTGGTACAGCCGGGTGACGTCTTTTTATTTCAGCACGACGTCCCTCAATGGAGTTATGGTGGTCGGATTGGCACAGGGTCGACGACCTCACGGGTCCAACTCGACAAGCAAATTGTTCTTCAACCGGCCACCACTTATAAGGTGTCGATTCGGAATAATGCGGACGACACGATCGAAGAAAGAACCGTAACGAATACTTCTGGGACGTATGATTATGTCGACGTCAGTTCTCCATTTTCGTTCACGCCTCCGCAGTACGGCCTTTGGGTCGTTGGGGAGGAAAATAATTTGGGGATGCAGTACCGTTGCACAGGGCTTACACGATATGCTAATGGAGTCACTCGTATTTCTGCCGTTCAATATACGGCTTCGGCATACGATGATTCCTCTGTCGTAATGCCCGACGACGACTTTTCATTCATTTCTTTGGACATCCCAGACGTATATGGCCTGTCTTGCGAGGAACAGGTCACACGTGAGAACGACGGGACGATACGAGATACTATTCTTGTGTCGTTCCGCCGGCCTCCAAATGCTCTGAGATGGATTAAGAAGGCGGTTAAATTCCATATCTATTATTCAGACAATAACGGCGGTTCATGGGTCCACGCAGGGGTAACCGAATCTGAAGAATATACGATTACCGATCCTCTTGCGGTAGGCGGAACCTACAAGATTGCCGTTGTTTCAGAGGCAGATTCGGGAGAGAAGAACGTACCGGCTACGAGTCCACAAGACACGGTCGTCATTCAGGGATGGCAGAAGAAACCTGCTACGCCGACGGGCTTTTATTATTCCTTCACAGACGTAATTGAACTCTACTGGAACAGGAACCAAGAGCCCGATCTTTTCGGGTATGAAATAAGAGTCGAGGACGCAGACTGGGGCCAAGACGATGCCGAATTGATATGGCGTGGAAACGCTGAAAAATTTGTCGTCGAAACTCCTACGGCAAGATCAGGAATAACTTATTACATCAAGGCGTACAATACGAGTTATAAATTTTCGGATACTCCTGCATCCGTCGCTCCGCAGAACTTGGCTCCTGACGCAAGCCAGTTGACCTACACGCTCCTATTCCAGAAAGTGTTTCTTCTTTGGGGCGACGTGTACGATTCCGACCTCCAATACTATGAAATTTGGCAGAACGACAACGACAACTGGATAGGAATTGAAACGGGCAACGAACGTCTTGTCGGGAAGGTGAAGGGAACGTCCTCTACTCAACCGCTTCCGTATGAAACGACGTACTATCGGGTTCGTGCCGTTGACGCTTTAGGAGGGGGTGCCTTCTCCAACACGATTTCAGTTGACCAGAATCAGCTTGTCTCGACCGACCTTTCGGATGACATCATTAACGCCGACCATCTTCAAGCCAATTCCGTGACTGCGGGAAAGATTCTGGCCGGTCAGGTTCAGGCACAGCATATGGCTGTCAATTCGATTCTGGCCCAGTCGATCGACGTAGAAGAACTTTCAGCTATCTCGGCTCACATGGGGAATATCGAATCGGGCTTGATTGTCGGGGCTGTGATCAAGACCTCGAACTTCCCGTATCACACCCAAATAAATGCGGCGGGTCTTTTCTCCTACGATAATGACGGGAACTTGAGGACGAAATTAGTCCGTGGAGAACTCTGTTTAATCGACCCCGTCTGTTCAGAGTGCTATACGTTCATTACGTCTCAAGGTCAGCTTGGGTACCATTATCCGTACGGAGATACGGCATATGTCAAGCGGGTTAAAGGTGGATTTGCACAGACTGGTGAGTCTGTATTTCTCCATCAATGGACGGACAAGCCAGAAGTGACGGTGTCGGTGAATCGCCTTTCGAGCTTCAAGACCGCTAATTCGGAGTCCGATCAGGAGTGGTCAGTCTACGCCGACAATTTTCGGGAATACAATAACGGCGGTTCTGATTTCGGATGGGCGTTCGACGTTCATTCGAAACTGGTCATATCGGGCGGTACGAGACCAGAGTGTATCTATCTCTGCAATTTTGACCAGACCGTCACAACGATCAATAACACCTGCGAGGTCTTGGTCAAGTCCATGTTTCAGCTTTGGAAGCATGGATACGCCCCAGATCACTTTTGCTATGGAGTCGATTGTTACGAGATAAGGTATAAGCCTCACGGTACGGGCGTCTGGTGCAGTTGCGAATATCTTTATACGCAACCTCATTCGGCGATCGACCAGATGAAGTGTACTCAGATTCAATGTAATACGCTCGTTCTCGACCCCTGCTGTTGGGATATTCAAGTCCACCGAATCAGTCTCGATTGGTACGATTCTGGAATCGAATCGGGCTATACGGAGTGCCTCTGGTGCTGTTATCAATACACGGTGGACTGCTCGTATATGTACTGGCAGTATTATTCCGACAATCAATCGGCGGCCTCGATTGGGTTATTTTACGTTATCAGCTTTCAAGGCCCTCCGTATTCGGCAGGTCAGTCGTCGAGTTTCCCCGGCCCTCCGCCCGGCGCACAAATTACAGGCGCACACGGCTCCGCAAGCGTCTACGCTTACGGTTGGTTCGGTGGTGGTGCTTCGGGTACTGGGTGGAGTTCGGGAGCCGGTGGAACTTTTTCTGGTACCGCTTCTTGGAGCGGTTATCAGGGCTCGTATTCCGCTTCAGTCTATACGCCGGTGGGGTATACGAACGATCGAGGCGTTCATTGTTATTCGAGAAATATCCGTCAGACCGTATGTTGGCGGTGCTGTTTGAAGTGCTGTGTGTTATGCTGTCTCTGGTGCTGTTACCAGTACGAAAACTATGTAGGAAATCCAGATGAATCCACTTATGAAAAGCTCTACTCAACGACGGAGGTCACAGACGAGGAAATTATTCTCGACGGAGCAGGAACCGTCAATTATTTAGCGGTAGCCTATTCCTGATTCTTTGAAAACTGATTTCTATTGCGTCTTAATTGGGCTATGTTATTCTCCCGACGGAGGTTAATGATGAGAAAACATAGCGAAGAAACAAAAGAAAAGATGCGACAAGCGGCTTTGGGGAGGACCCAAAGTAAAGAGTGTAGAAAGAAGATAGGCGAAACTCGAAAACGTCTCGGATACGAACCGTGGAATAAAGGTCTTACGAAAACAGACCCACGGGTAGCAAAATATGGTAGAGCTTGTAGCAAGACAAAAGAGGGAATGATGTCTGGGAGGGACAACCCGAATTGGAAAGGGGGGAAGAAAAGATGGAAGAAATATTCATACCCCTCTGAGGGAAAGGGAAGGAGTTGGACCTTGGCGAGTCGATTTCATAAAAAATATTTCCCAGATTGTGAAATCTGCGGAAAGAAAGGTGAACAGGTTCACCACAGGGACTTTAAAACGACAGATCATAATCCAAAGAATCTTCAAACATTATGTCGAAAGTGTCATAAGAAGGTTCATAATGCATAAATCCGAAAGGAGAAAGATGTATGTTTTATTCAGACAAAGAGACTCTATCAGAAGCCGGAAGGCTTCTATTGGTTGTTCACGGCGGAATTGGTCGGAACATTCAGGCGACCTCTGTCGTCAGAGCAATTAGCGAGAAGTTCACGAAACGAGCCCTCTACGTCATAGCAGGTTGCCCCGAAGTATTCCTCAAGAACCCTCACATCAAGAAGGTTCACAATATGTCGAAGCCGAGCTATATTTTCGACGATTATTTTCAGGACAATCGAACGATCATGATGAACGTAGAGCCGTACCAACATTACGATTACATTTACCGAAAGAAGCACTTCATCGAGTGTTGGTGCGATATGCTCGACCTCCCGATGAAGAAACTGGAACCAGAGGTCTTTTTCAATATTGCCGAAATGGATATCGCCAAAGATTACCTGTCGAAATTCGACCGCAGGATGATCTTGATTCAGCATCAGGGCGGGAAAATCCCTGAACAGAAGAACAAGAAGTCTCGGATTCTCGCCAAGACGGGAATGTATCGACGGAATCTCCCCGAACACGTCACCCAGAAGGTGGTCGATGAACTGATCAAGATGGGCTACATGGTCGGCTCGGTGAACCATGAGAACCAGTTCCTCCCGAAAGGAGCAGAACACATCAAGTTCATCCCGAGAGCGACAACGGCTCTGGTCCCTCTCGTAGCCGGTATCATCACGATCGATAGCTATCTACTTCATGCTTCGGCGTGTTTTAAAGGCGTCACTCCGACTCTGGCTCTTTGGGGCGGGACAGACCCAAGAGTATTGGGGTATCCGTGGCACAAGAACTTGGTCAGGAACGCCTGCCCGACTCCGATGTGTCACCGTCCGAACTCGTATCTTTTCGATCACGAAGAAACGGGCTTTCTCTGGGACTGTCCACACAACGATATCTGTATGAATTATGATCCTGATTTTATCATTCAGGAATTTAAAAAACTCATGAAGGAGGCCGGTAATGACAAGCGAGAACCCAAAGGGAAACAACGGAAACGAACTCCCAAAGCAGACGAACCCAAAACCAAAGAACAAGATCACCCTTGCGGAAAAGCGGGCGTGGCTTGTCCAAGTAAAGGAATCCCTGCAAAGGAAGTATCAGCAGGTGTTGGGGCAAATTGAGTTGATTGACGAACTCACCCTGAAAGGGGTCGACCCCAAAAGCGTCGAAATTGATAATACGGAGGGGGTAATGCTTCATGGAGATTCATGATCATATTTCTGTTTGGGTAGCGGCCTTGACTATCGTGTCGATCGTTAGCGGTCTTGTCTGGAAAATTCATAGGGCCATTGACGAAATCGCTTCCAAAATCTACGAAAGAATCGACAGAGAGTCCAAAGAGGCCGACGAAAAGCGGAAACGTATTTATGATCGCCTCGATGAAGTTAAGATGGAGAACGAAAAGAAGTTCGTGAGCAAAGAAGTTTGCGGAATCTTGAGTAACACTCTGCAAAATGACGTTAAGGAGATTGTGAGAGACATGAAGAAGCTCCTTCTTCGGAACGGGATTCGAGATGACGATAATTAGAACCAAATTTTGCGAAAATAAAGACTGCAAGATGTATCGAGTGGTTCTTTCACTCGTCGAGACACAGAATTTCTGTTCTCTTTGCGGTACGCACCTGACGGAGAACGGGCAGAGAATCGAAGAAGATTCGAACTGCTCGGTCTGTCATACAGTAAAAAAAGTTAAAGAGGGCGTTAAACTGCTATTGAGGACGGGAAGCGATGGCTATCATTGATGTTGACCGACACATCTTGCTTGAACTTACTGGATTCGTGGCGGAGATAAAACGGCTCAACGGGAATTTTGACTGTTACTGGGGCCAGATTATCGAGGTCAGGGACAAGACGGATGCTCTGATCTTCTACTCAAGCCCATCGAAGAAGCGAAAGGAGCAACTTTGGAAGCTCCGAAATAAGATTTTCAAAGCGACGGAACGTGGATATCGAAACATTAAGAGGGCGAATACTTACGTCGCTAAATTAGAGGCTCTGCTTCTTCACTTGGTATCCGAGATCAAGACTCTGGATACTGGAAAGGGGTTGGAGACAGATGAAAATTGGAGACGTAATAAAGAAGCTGAGCAGAAAGAGGGAGCCAAGAAGGTCAGGACCCTCAATGAGAAGCCAGAT